CCTACAATGTGTATTGTAGACGAGAGTCCTTTAATTGATGATAAATTATTTGTTGATAATGTAGAACCAGCTGTTGTATCTAATAGAGCTCCTTTTATTAATCTAGGTACACCTAAGAGTAAAGAAAATCATATGTGGCGCTATCTTTATGATGATGCATATGAGAATAGTTTTGAACGAATGGTATTTACATGGAGAGATGCAGTACAACCGGGTAGAGCTTATTCTGCTCCTTATACTGATGATGATATGGCTGAAAAGATGAGGGAATGGGGGGAAGATTCAATTTATTGGAGAACAGAATATGAGTGCGAGTTCGTCGAATCGGTCTCGAACATCTTCAATCCCGAATTACTCAAAGGATGTCTCACACGAGGACTTACATTTGTCGAAAGTGGAAATTCATATCCAAATTGTGTTGTGGGTGTTGACATTGGCAAATCTGTTAATAGTACTGTTATTAGCGTATGGAGTACCTCTAAAGATAAAGATACTAATCGAGCAAATCTTATCTACCTTGAGGAGATTTCTCCAAAGTCAGGTGGACATGACATTCCATATCAACGTAAGCGTATTATGGATATTGCAAGTGATTATGGTGCTGAGCGTGTTATTATTGATGCTACGGGTATTGGTGGTGCTATCGAACAAGAAATTAGATTAGCTTGTATAGAACACAAACCTCAAATACATTTTATACCGTTTATATTTACTGGTGGCCCGCGTGGTAGTAAAACTCAGGTTTATAGAGATTATGTGTCTTATATACAGCAAGGTCTGGTGAGAGTCCCTCATCCAGACGGTTTAGAACCACCTCAAGCTAAATTAGTTAATAAATGGCTTCGAGAGCATATGGATTTAGAATATGTAATGGATGCTGCTAACAAAACAGAGAAGATTGCAGCACCTGACGGAAAACATGATGATTATTGTGATAGTTCTGTTATAGCATTACATGCTTCTTTAGCGATGTTACCTACTGGTTCATCATTTGCTAGTGTAAATATACAACAATCTGGTCAAAGAAGACGTAATACAGAAAAAAGAACACTTTTTGCTAAAACTCGTAAAAGCAAAAGTATTAATAGGTCTCGTTTAAGCGGTATTTAAAGGGTTTTCGGCGAAAGCTTTATATACTATAATATACTATGTAGTAATGATAGCCGTGGCTCTAAGTGATTATTGGCCTTTTAATAGGCGAAGTTTTGCAACAAAAGGGACTGCCCCTCCATTCTCTAAGGATGACCCTAGAAGTTATGGTGCTGGTGTCATAAAAAGGTTGCAATTACAAAATAAACCATCATTATTTGGAAATAATAGTGGAAACCTTAAAGAACCGCAAATTGGAGACAATAGAACATATATGAATGTTTATTTATCAGACCCTATTGTTAGGACTTTGATAGATTTACCATGTATGTATGCGGCCAAAGATGGATATGATATTGTAACTGATAGTGACGAAGATAGAGATAACATAGAAGCATTATTCGATGAAATAAACATGGAACAACTTTTATATACATGGCTACGTAATGGAAGGATATTTGGTACGTCTTATCTAGAATGGACTGGAGATAATCTAGTTGTTAGGTCTTCTCAGAATATGTTTATACAGAGAGACCCTAATGGACAAGTAATGTATTATTATCAGGATTTAGGAGATGAGGAGGAGTCGATTAGATTTGAAGAAAACGAGCTTATTTGCTATCGTAACAACCCGTTCGATGATTACGCTTATGGTCTTAGTGACATCCATCCAATTCTTTATTTGGTTGACCTTAAAGATTACGCAGAACGGGACATCGGTGCTGCTCTCAACAAATACGCTACTAGTAGGTTTGATATTAGCGCTGGACTCCCCGATATGCCTTATGGTCCTGATAAAATTAACGAAATTGTGGACGCATTTAATGCGTTGGAACCCGGTGAAGACATTATTCATGGTAATGATATTGTTGTCAAGGAGTTACAGGGTACACAGCGAGCCTTTGAGTATGGAAAATATACTGATGATTTGCTCAAGAAAATACATGTGGCGCTTAAGGTTCCGATTACAATGTTCGACAAGCCAGAGCAAGCACGTGCAATTTTTGAGCCATACGTTAGACATTTACAGTCTGCGGTGGAAGCTGCAATCAATGCACAATTAATGCCACAATTATTAAGCGGAGATGCAAAATTTAAGTTTAGACAAGTAAATGTAGATGATGCATTCATAAAGGCTAAGACTGATATGATATACCTTTCAGAGGGAGTTCTTTCACCCGGTGAAGTAAGGTCAGAGAGAGGATTGAATCCAGAAGGCGCAGTAGAAATGCAAGATACAGCAGAAAATGCTAATATATCTGGAGGAAAAGACGAAGATAAGAAAGAAGAGTCCGCAAGGACAGAAAAACGCGCTGGTAACGAACCAGCTGCAAATCCAACGGGGGATAAGAAAGAATGAGCAAAGAGTACGACTACGAGCGTTGTATTATAGAAGTAGGACCAACTCTCAAAAAGAGAGGTATAGAGGACTACCAAGAGATTACGGCAAACATGTGCCGTATGAGGGTAGATGAAGGAACTGATAGACAGTTTGCTGAATCTGCCGGGGGCGGACAGGAACACCAACGCAGTTTTGCATTGGAACTACAAGAACCTGTTCACACGGATGAGTATATAGAATACCCAGTTATCGCTATAACGTCAGGCCCCCACGACGAAGATGGCGACCAAAAGGTCTTTATTGAACCATCCGTATTAAAAAATAGTGTAGAAACATTTACTGAGTTACCAGTTTACTACAATCATCAACGAACTGAGGACGACCTCCTCGGAAAGGCTATCAACCCAGAAATCGTAGAGCTTGAAAGTGGTAAAACGGCAATAAAGATGCTTGCGCAACTTTATAAGAACGCAGCAAATAATAATGGAGTGTTAGAAAAGATTGAAAACGGAGATATGACGCATGTCTCTATCGATTGGTTTTCTAAGGATGTAGACGTTCTAGGAGAACCGTTTGCAATGGACATCCGTCCTATTGAGGTGAGTTTTATTGATAATGAGACTCGAACCCCCGTTTGTGACGCATGTACGATAGATAACGGAAAGGAATGTGATGACCACCGTGAATTCGGTGAGGAGTCAAAACATGGTTCCTGTGGCTGTGGAGGCCACGAAGAGGAATCTTGTGCCTGTGACACACACGGGCGAAACAGCGAGGTAGAAAATATGGCTGAAGAAAAGAACACAGAAATAGTCTCTGAAGCTGCTTTAATCACCGAGCGTGAATTCGCTTCGATGAAACAGCAACTTGAAGAGATGAATGCATCTTATGCTGAATTAGAATCCAAGCACAATGAGACATTAGCTCTCGTTTCGAAATTCCAAGAAGAGGAAGAGGCTCGTGCAGCTGCTGAGGCAGAAGCAAGAATCACTACTTTTGTTGATTCAATTATCACAAAAGAAGCCGCTCTAGGAAAACTCGACGATGAGAACAAGGATGCTCGTGCAACGGAACTAAAAGCATGGGACGCAGTCAAGCTAGAAGGTTTCAGTATCGCAATGGAAGGAGTACCTGTACCAGAAGCAGTTGAAGAACGAACTTTTGGAAAGGGAAAATCCCATGATGCTGAAGAAACTCCAGTTGAAGCCGAGGAAACCCCACGCATGTTTGCGATGGAAAACGGTAGAATCGTATTCAAAGGAGAGGAGAACTAAATATGGCAGTAAAAGGAATATTAGTAAACGATGGGGGAGCCCCAGCACGTATTATGAATTTCACAGCAGACGCCACAATATATGCAGGTGACGCTATTGAGTTAACCGCAACAGGATGTAAAGCAGCAGATGAAGGAGACGTGGCCCCAGCCGGTTTCGCTTTGACTGATGCTTCAGCAGACGAACCATGTTCAGTAATTACTGGAAGTGGTGTAATGCTAAATGCAGCCGTTGACGGTTCAAGCAGCGCAGCATCTATTGGTAGTTTGCTAGGTGTCGGCGAAGATGGTACTATGATTGTTGTAGCAGCAGCTAAAGCAACCGCAGTAGCATTGGAAGCAAAAAGCACAGCGCCCGGAACAACTACTCGTTTATTGAGTAAGATTTTGGTGCTCTAGGAGATAAGATAATATGGTAGCAGCAGGAACAAATCCCGGTATTGCATCATCACAATTAAGTGATACAGCAAACCGAGTATTGATAGACTACAAGGACGCTATTCAAGACTACAAAGTCACGAATATGCCTGTAGTAAGTATGTTTGCAGAGCGATTCACAACAGATACAGGTGGAGACGTTGACATTACATTTGCAAAACCTTCAATGGGACTTGAGCAAATAGAAGAAGGTGCAACACCAGCTTACCAACACACTGACTTGAGAAACGAACGTGTCTCAGTTAAGGAGTACGGTATTGCAGTAGGTGTCACCCGCAGAATGTTAGAAGATTCACGTTTCTCTGAAATGGAATTAGCTCTCAACGAAGCAAGAAAAGCAGTTGAAAGACACGTTACAAAACACTTTGTATATGCAGTCTTTGGACTCGCAGACACAACTTTCGGTACAACCGCAATAGCAGCAGCAACAGCTGAAACAGCTATTGAGACTTTCGCAAGTAACCCACATGGTGGTTTCTACGGAGCAAGTCCAAGCAGTGGTACTCGATTGTACGAATACGGTAACTACGACACAGATGCTTTGAACACAATGGGAGGACATTATTTTGCTTCTCAAGATTCAAGCTCTTCTGAATCCACCACTGGTGGTAACTTAGAGTTAACCGACATAACCAAAGCAATAGAGTTAATGAGTGCAAAAGGTATGGTCCCAGATACAATTTTGGTATCACCAACCCACTACAAGACTTTATTGAACTTGGCTGATTTCACAGCACCTTTCGGAACAACCGGTACAGACCGTGAGTCCTCAAAGGGCGGATTAGATTATGTCAACCAAACTTCTAACAATGGAGTAGTTGGACAATTATACGGTCTTAACGTAGTTGTCAACCCTTACGTACCTCAAACAAGAGCTGGTATCTTTGACATGAAAGTCAAGCCTGTCGCATATGTCGAAAGGCGTGGCCTAACTGTTGAAGAAGCTAACCCCGGTTTCGGTATAACTGGTTCATACATGTCTATGAGATATGGATTGAAGGTTATACGCCCAGAAGCTGGTGTTATTATCATCTCTGATTAGAGACGCTTAGTTAACATTATAAAATTTGGTCTGGGCGACACCACAGACAAAGTCGCCCACTTTGAGGCCCACCTATGGTAAAAGTATTCAAACCTACTAAAATTAAGCAAAAAGCCACTAAAGAAAGTTACGGCTTAGGAAAAGTAACAACTGCACCAAAACGTATGATAGTGCTAGATGATAGGTTACCCTCTAAACAATACATTAAAGGTAGAATCGATGCTCATATTGATGATACTGCTTATGGCGATGGTTGGGATGGAGTTACAGATAAAGCTCCTTCCGTTAATGCAGTTTACGATAAAATTAATTCTTTAGGTACAATTAGTGACATATGGGGCCAAGAAGATGCTACATCATCTTCAACTGATGTCCGTTTTAAACGTACAGGTAACTTTGGTATAGGTAATGGTACAAGTTTAGCCTTTGATGATATTACAGAAAAATTATATGTAGACGGTAATATTAAAACTACAGGACACCTAAAAACACTCGGTGATGTTCATCTTCTACATGATGGGGCTGTAGTTGATTGGGGTGTAGATGGAGATGTTAGATTAGAACATATACACAATACAGGTCTAAAAATTGACGGTGATAAGAAGTGGATATTTAATGATGAGAATACTTATATACATGGCCCAGATACAGATGAGTTAACAATATCATCAGGAAATCAGAGTATTAGATTAAGAGAGGACGAAGTAGAATTAAATCCAAACAACGGTATAGTTGATATAAATGGTAGTGTTGATATTTCAAGTAATTTAACAGTTGGTGGTAATTTAACAGTTACAGGCACAGCTACAGCTATAGAAACAACAAACACCGTACTCAATGATAATATATTTATTTTAAATAATGACGCTACAGGTTCAGCTAGTGTAGATGCTGGTATAGAAGTTGAGCGTGGTGATGATGCTAACACTAGATTAGTTTGGGATGAAAGTGCTGATAAATGGTCTATACAACCTACCATAGCAGCAGAAAATTATTATCCTATTATCAATACTGGTGATACAGGTACGGTTACTAATACTATGCTCGCAGGTAGTATAGCTAATAATAAATTAACTAATGATAGTGTTACTGTCGGAACTACAGAGATAGACTTAGGTGCTTCTTCTACTACTCTTGCTGGATTAACAGCAGTTACTATCGCAG